GACTGGGCATCGCATGGCTCAGACTCCTTTAGATATTTGGCTCTAGGAATGGAACAGACAAACACATGGTCTCAGCCTTTAAAAATTAACGCAAATTGGATAGTTTAATATGAATGACAATACGCTCAAAGGCATATTAGAAGCAGAGATTTTTGATTCTATAGGCTATGTAGAAAGCGAAACTACTGAGGCTAGACAGAAGGCATTAACCTATTACAACAGAGAATTTTATGGTAATGAGGTAGAAGGTCGATCTTCTATTGTTACTGGTGAGGTCGCAGAAGTAATTGATGGTGCATTGCCACAACTATTAAGAATATTTACATCATCTGACGAACTATGCCGATTTGAACCTAAAGGCCCAGGTGATGAAGAAGGTGCAAAGCAAGCTACTGAATACTGCAATTTAGTATTTTTTCAGGATAACGATGGTGTTATTTTGATGCATAACTGGTTTAAAGATGCACTATTACAAAAGAATGGTATTGTTAAATACTACTGGTTAGATAGCGAAGATCCAACAAAAGAGAAGTATAAGAACCTATCCGCAGACGAATTACAGCTCTTATTCCAAGATGGCACGATGGAGTTGGTTAGTCAAAACATTAATGAGATAAGTCCAGCAAGTATTGATTCGATGGGCATGATGATCGAGCCTGTTTACTCTTATGATGTTGTAGTAATGAAAAAGAAGGAATCTGGCAGAGTTAAGATTGATAATGTTCCACCAGAGGAGTTCTTAATATCTAAGCGTGATAAGAACATCAAGGATGCAAGATTTGTAGCGCATCGAGTAAATATTACTAGATCAGACTTAATTGCTGCTGGTTACTCAAAAGATGTAGTAGATAACTTACCTGCATACTCTGATTTAACCTTTACTCCTGAGAGAATTGCAAGATATGACCGAGGCGAGATGCCTGATGAGGCGCAGTCCTTAGACTTTAGTATGCAAGAGATAGAAGTCTTTGAGTGCTACATTCGTACCGATTATGATGATGATGGCATTGCAGAACTAAGGAAGATTACTTATGCTGGTAATCAAATCTTAGACAATGAAGAAGTAGATCATATTCCATTTGCATCATGTTGTCCGATTCCTATGCCACACAAGTTCTTTGGTCAATCTTTGGCTGATAGAAGTATGGATATTCAGTTAATCAAGTCTACGATTACTAGGCAGATTTTAGATAATATGTATCTAACAAATATGCCAAGGATGACTGCGATTGATGGTCAAGTAAATATGGATGACTTGCTAACAGTTGCACCGAATGGCATAGTTCGCATGAAAACTCAAGGAGCTGTGCAACCATTAACAGTTCCACCAACGGCATCTAGTTCATTCCCGATGTTAGAGTATTTAGATTCTGTATTACAAAAGAGGTCTGGTGTAGCAAATGCTGGACAGGTATTAGATCCAAGTATCCTAGCAAACACGACAGCTACGGCGATTGTTGCGATGCAACAGTCAGGCGCAGGTCGGATAGAAATGATTGCTAGAATCTTTGCTGATACAGGTGTTAAGGACTTATTCCAAGGTATCTTCCAGTTATTGTGCAAGTATCAAGACAAGGAAAGAATAATCCGTTTGCGTGGTAAATACATAGCTATAGATCCGAGAGAATGGTCAAATGCTTATGATATGACTGTAAGCGTAGGATTAGGAACTGGTAACAAAGATCAGCAGATGGCTATGACTGCAATGGTTCTACAGAAGCAAGAGCAGATATTGCAGACTCAAGGGCCAGCTAATCCATTAGTTTCGATGGGACAGTATAGACAGACATTAGGTAGATTTATTGAGGCAGCAGGGTATAAGGACTCTAATGAGTTCTTTAAAGAGATTACTCCTGAAATGGATCAGATGTTATCTAACCCACAACCTCAGCAACCACAACAAGACCCTGCATTAGTTGCTTATACGCAACAGGTTCAAGCACAGATTCAAGGTGATCAAGCCAAGACTCAAGCGAAGATTGCACAAGATCAAGCGAAAGCTCAGGCAGATATACAATTAGCTAGAGAGAAAGCGATTGCTGAAATACAATTAGAGCGTGAGAAGGCTGAAGCACAATTACAACTGCAAACTGCTAAGTTTCAGGCAGAGGCACAATTGAAGGCTGCTGAAATGGGTATGCAATGAACAAGGCAGAACGAGCAAACAATTTATTGAGGGATGAGTTCTTTGTTGAGATTTTGACAGCACAGAAGGATTTTTATAAGTCGTCTATATTCGGTTCTGCTGATGATGATGTTGAAGGTCGAGAGAGAGCATTAGTTAAACTGAGGGCAATTGAAGAATTTGAAGCCTCTTTACAGTCACTCGTGCAACAAGTACAAATTGAAAAGAAGCGATTTAAAGTTTTTTAACAATGAAAAAAGGGTAATAAAATGAGCGAAAACACCAACCCAAATGGGAGTGTAGATGGATCTATAAGCGGTGCAGCTAACGCATTTATGTCTATGATTGAGCCACAATCTGAGGAAGCGCAAGCTCACCCAGAAGATCGTGAAGAAGTAGAGTTCAACGCAGATGCAAGTGCGGATGATACTGAATACGAAGAAGAAGTTATAGAGGAGTCTCCTAAATACCGAGTGAAAGCTAACGGTGAAGAACTGGAGGTAAGCCTTGATGAGCTTTTGAACGGATACAGTCGGACTGCCGATTATCAGAAAAAGACGCAATCTTTAGCGGAACAGCGCAAAGCCGTAGAAGCCGAGCGCAGTAAGATTGCAGAAACAGCCAAGGTTCGTGATACCTATGCACAACGACTCCAAGTTATTGAGCAGATGCTACAACAACAGTCGGGTACTGAGGATTTAACACAACTCAGAGAAAATGATCCGATTGGTTATGCACTTGCCGTAGCAGATCGTAGTGAGAAGGAAAAACAACTTCAAGCTATCAGGGCTGAAAGACAACGAGTACAACAAGAACAGGCACAACAACAGAGCCAAGTATTGCAATCTCATGTCCAACAGGAGCAACAAAAGCTAGTTGATCTGATTCCTGAATTCAAGGATGAGGCAAAGGCTGAAGTAATCCGTAGAGATATTCGTGTATATGCGAAATCTATTGGATTCTCAGACCAAGAACTTAGCCAAGTTTATGATAGTCGTGCTGTAACAGCTCTGTACAAGTCGATGATGTATGACAAATTAGTGGCTGGTAAATCAGGTACACTAAAGAAAGTTCAGTCAGCACCAAAGACATTAAGACCAGGAACTTCTAACCCTAAGAATTCCGATCAAGAAGCACAAAAAAAGGACTTTGAGCGTTTGCGACAATCTGGCAACAAGAAAGACGCTGCAAAGTTATTCGAACGATTTTTATAATAAGGAATTAAAATGCCAACATTTGACAGATATAGTGCGATAGGCGCACGAGAAGATTTAAGCGATGTAATTTATAGTATTGCACCAACTGATACTCCAATCATGAATTCGATTGGTAAGAGTAAAGCTACTGGTACTTTTCACGAGTGGCAGACTGATACTCTAGCTGCTGCAACTACTGCAAACGCATTAATTGAGGGCGCAGATGCTACTTCAATTACTGTAATACCAACAGTCCGTATTGGTAACTTTACGCAAATTGTAGGTAAGACAGTACAAGTATCAGGTACTCTAGAAGCAGTAGACAAAGCTGGTCGTAAGTCTGAAAAGGCTTATCAATTAGCTAAGGCTAGTTCAGAAATCAAGCGAGATATTGAGGCGATTATTACTGCCAATCAAGGTCAGTCTAATGGTGCAAGTGCCACGACTGCTCGTGTAATGGGTTCACTATTGAGCTATATCAAGACGAACACAAACAAGAATGGTACTTCAGTAACTGGTGTTGATCCAGTAACAATTGGTGTATCTACTCGTACAGATGGTACAACTCGTGCATTTACAGAAACATTGCTAAAAGATGTTATCGCTAAAGTATTCGTTAGCGGTGGTACTCCAGCAGCCTTGTTTGTAAGTCCTGCACAGAAGCAAGTTGTATCAGGATTTACTGGTTTGTCTGCACAGCGTTATCAAGTACCAACAAACGGACAGGCAACTATCCTAGCTGGTGCTGATTTGTATCAGTCTGACTTTGGTGTACTACAGATTGTTCCAAATCGTTTTATGCGTACTCGTGATGCACTCATACTCGATCCAGAGTATGCAGCATTGGCTTATTTGCGCCCATTCCAAACGAATGAACTCGCAAAATCAGGTGATAATGACAAGACACAAATCTTGGCAGAATTAACCCTAGAGGTTCGCAATGAAGCAGCTCATGGTGGTGTATTTGATTTGAGCTAATTTTAAAAACTTAGGGGTAGGGAAACCTACTCCTATTTTTGGAGAGCAAATGTTAGGTAAAAGAGGTAATTTAGGAAGTATGAATGGCATAACCAGAACAGCTCATGCTGATGGTGAAGGTGGCATTATTATTCACGCTGAAACAGAGATGGGTGATTTTGCAGAACATACTAAGCGACAGTTTAATGATAATAGTGGTAAGACAAATTGGGGTGATAAGCCTCTTGATCGAAGAAATAAGATAGCAGAATTGCCTCCCCTAATAATTGAAGATTTGAA